GTCTTGGTGCGGCGCTTGGTGCGCGGACGTTCTGCAGCGGGAGCAGGTTGCTCACGCCCCACGTAGGCATCGTTTAGATCTACAAGTTGCCACTTGTAGCTGCCGTCGGGTTGCAGAACTTTGTCAAGCGATTCAGCCATGACAAAGGAAATAGTGCGCTACTACTTTACTGCACTAGACCGTCTCGTCTTCTGATTCCTCTTGAATAGAGGTTTCGAGGAGTTCTTCCTCTGCCGTGGATTCCACAGCGGTGGGAAGAACTTCGCCCTGCACAAGGATTTGACGGAACTCGTCTCGGTCAAGGACACCTTGCTCGAACAGCGAGTTCAACGCAGTGATGTCTTGACCAATAAGACGCTCGATGTCGAAGTCACGGCTGATCTTGACTTCGGGTGGCTCCAGCTGGAGGTAGTCAGCAGCAAGATTGAAGCTCTTCTGCAGGCTCTGCTCTAGGTCCATCGAGACCATTGACAGCATCGAGTTGGTATCGACGCGGTCGAGGCGGCGGGCGTCGGCAGATTCTGCAACAAACTTCTGCTGGCTCAAGGTGCTGATGCCGAGAGTTGCCATCTGTTGCTGCAACTCGCGGATCTCGTTCGATTGGGCCTCGAAGGCGCTCGATGCCGGCTCGACGTAATAGACCTTGTTGCCGGGTTGGGTTGCTAAGGCGTAGTTGACGCTGACCGCCATGTCCTTGGTCTGGTCGTCCCAGCCTTCCAAAACCAGCATGGGCTGGGAGGCAACGTGGAGGCTGTGGATTAGGTCGGCTTGGCGCTGGAAATGGGCCAGATTCAGATAAGCGATGTCCAGCAGCGGGGGCTTGCTGACCATCGTGTCGCTCTTGTTGGAGTAGAGCGTGACAAGCGGAATTTGACCCAGGCTGTAATCGCCGGATTCCACCAGTTCAAAGTCAGAAGTGCTGGTCGTCGCATCAAAGGCGTTCGGATATGGGAAACCGCCGACTTGTGCTTTTTTGGTTTCCAGTTGGCGGTAGATCCGGTAACGGCCTGGTTCGATGACGCGGACTTGGTCATACACCTTCTCGCCGAATTCGCCGTCGGGGAGAACAGCTTTTTCCGCAATACGGACTTGGATTAGGTCGCCGTAGTTGACTTCCCGGTCAAGGCGCCAGCCGTAAATGTGGGTGGGATCAACCTCGATCCAGTAGGGGCGGCGGTTGAGGGCACGCTCTTCAGCGAGGCTGCGGGCGCCGGTAGGAGCGGGGAAATCGACCAGTGTGTGGCTGTGGCCGTAGGTCAGGGCACAGATCAGGGAGCGGCGGGCGTACTCGTCGAGGTCGGAGCCACAGCCATCGACGTTCTTAGAGAAGACCTCGGTCCAATAGGGATCGCCAATCAAAGTGATCGGCTTGCGCAGGATCAGGCCAGCTGCTGCGCGGATTAGACGCTGCGTGTAAGGCGAGAAGACAGCGCGATTTACGCGGGCTAGATACGCCGAATAGTCCTCCCGAGGTTCCAGGGGGAGGAAGGCTTCGCTGTTCTCGCGTAGGTATTCGGTCCCCAGCGTGACCGCTTTCATGATCTCCCAGCCCTTCATCTGGTCCAGGACGGCCTGGGTGCGTGTGAAGGGGTTGTCGCTGCCACCCATGTAGGTGGAGCTGACGAGGTGGGTACGGATGCGGCCTGGGACGGAGTAAGTCATTTAGTCACCACTTGGTTCGATCCGCCCAGTAAGCGGCTGACATCTTGCCTTTCGCAATGTTCTTTGCGTGGCGTGCTTTGAAAGCAGCGCGGCGAGTTTTATCTGCTGAACTCTCCCCCTTGCGTGCCGGTGAGCCACTGACTCCCTGCTGTCCGAAGCGGATTAACCGCACCTTGTCGCCCTCCTTGGCTAGGACGGCATGGGACTTGTTCGGGTGGTTCGGGGTGCGCTTGGGTTTGTTATACCCAGCAAATTTCTCGCCGCGATGCTCAATCATCGTCCTCGTCCTCCACTTCGATCATTACCTCTACTCCGGCGGCTAGCCGCGTCATTAACGCTCCAAAGTCGCCGGGGTCGGTAGGAGTTAAGAAAGTGAAGGTTGCAGAAGTCATGCGAGTTTCCGCATCCACCTCCATGTGGATACAACCACCGGGGCAGATGCGGGTTCCCATGACCTCAACCTCAGTAAGCAGCCGTGATTGCGCCGCTGGTGATGAAGTTGCAGGTGATGGTCTGCAGTTCACCGACAGTGGCACCGAAGTCGGCGCTGGTGATGATGCCCGAGAAGCTCACTTTCTTGGTGCCAGAGGTGTCCAAGAACAGCTCGAACGAAGCGTCTGCTCCGTCCTCGGTGGTCAGCACATCGTTGATGAAGTCGGCGGTTTCGTCGCCGGTGGATGCGGTGTACAGCACCTCGACGGTGCCGGAGCCGGAGATCAGGCTGCCGACAAAGGCGCGGCTGGTGTCACCGTGATCGGTAACGTCCAGCGTGTCCTTGTTGATGGTGAGAGTCCAGCTGCGAGTCGAAGTGATGGCAGCGACGGTGCCGCCATCTTTCTCGAAGCTCACAGAGCCCTCTTCTCCACGATAAAAAGCCATGGTTAGCCCAGGAGGGGGTGTGAGCTTAGTTTAAGACCTAATCAGTCGTTTACAGCGTCGAGCAATTCGACCTCTGGTTCGACAAGCTCAGCTTCCTTTTTCTTAGGTTTGGATGCTGTTTTTACGGCGTTTTTGGCCATATAGGACGCGCAACGGGGGTCCCACAGCGCGGGGTTGGTTTTACCCTTGACGGCCTTAATAGCCTCAAGCATTTCTGGAGTAATTTCCATACTTAGCCGTGGTAGGCAATACCGATATGGGGAACAATACTCGGAGTTCCCGAAGAGATTGAGGCTACGCGCATACGAACCTTGTTGCAGGGTTTACCTGTATAGAAGTAGATGTATTGGCCGTCTGAGTTGATGGTTTTGCTGGTGTCGAGCTCAAACCAAGTGCTGCCGCCGTTGAAATTTGTCTCGAAGACCAAGGTGAAGTTCGCCCCACCCGTTACGACGGCGGCAAAAGTGAACTCACTGCTGTCGGCGTGAGCCTCAAGCGCGTCGTTAACGGCGGTAAGTGGGGTGGATTCGTGGTACTCCACCATGTTGGTGCCACGAGCGATGGTGAGAGCCATTACTTTCTCCGCTTTTTGGTGGATTTTTTGGCCGTTTTGGCGGCTTCCTTGAAGGCTTTGGCGGTTGGGGCGCCCTTACTGCCGGGTTTACGCATCTTTTCGCCCGAGCCAGCCTCGATGCGCTTGCGCTTGGCGTTGATGTTGGCGTAAAGACCCTTTCTCTTGGGTGCCATAACTACTTTTTCCTCTTGGAAGCGGCCTTTTTAGCCTTACGGGCGGTTTCATACGCAATAGCAGCGGCTTGTTTCTGGGAATAACCCTCCTTCACCAGCATCCGAATGTTTTCGGAGATGGTTTTCTCGGAATAGCCGCGCTTTAGAGGCATGAAGCTCCAGCGATAACCGCAGTTTAGTAAAGGCGGTAGGAGGTGGAGCCGATGGTGCCGATTTTGGCGAGGTTGAATTGCTGGAGGCACAGGTAGCCGAAAGCGTCGAATGCGTGGTCAACGCCAAGATTTTTGTTGGGGAGACCTGTGTTTGGGGCGTAGGTGAGGGTGCGGAGGGACTTGATTAACTCTTTGCAGCGGGGGTGGATATAAGTGCGGCGGGTTCCAGTGGCGTCTAGGAGGGCGGTGTTGACGCAGGTGATTTTGTCGCGGATTTTCCAGGGGGAGCGCGGGCTGGAGACGTTGAAACCGCTACGGCGCAAGATGTTGTGGTCCGTTAGTCCCACGCCGGAGGTCTTGCGGGCACCGCCGGTGGGGTCGGGACAGGCGATGACGCGGCGCTCCACGCCGAAACGGCGGGTGACTTCTTCCGCGAAATCCCACGTGGTGGCGCCACCCGTCAGCATGATTTCGTCGAAAACGTAGAGGTTGTCGTCCTTGCGGACGGCGCAGATGCCCGACATGGGATCGACGTTGAAGTCCACTCCAAGTAGGAGCGGGAGGACGCTGATGTCTTCCGCTTCTGGGGTGATGTTGGCGTCGCCGAAACTGACCGCGACCAAGCCCGAGAGATTCTCGAAGCTGGCTTCGAATTCTTGGCGGAAGGTGCGGGCGTCGAGTTGGCTGCGGGCGGCTTCGATTTCCTCTGGTGGGACGTTATCGCCATCGATCGTTGTGAATTGCCACCGGCTCCAGTCATCGTCGCCGCTGTCGGCGTATTGCCAGAGTTCGTAAAACCAGCTGGCGGTGCCGTCGGGGGTGGAGATGAAGAGTGCCCAGCCTTGTTTGTCGGCGAGGGCGGGGCGGATGACCTCGAACCAGACTTCGCTGGACATAAAGGCGGCTTCGTCCAGCACCACGCCAGCGAGGCTGCGGCCACGGAGGGCCATGGCGTTTTCAGTGCCCTTCAGTTCGATCGTCGAGCCGTTCACTAGCTCGATCTTTAGGTCCGTCTCGTTTTTCGACTTGATCCAGGCTTTCGGGACCAGCTTTTTCATTACCTTCCAGGCAATGTCTTTCGCCATCCGGTATGTAGGGGCTGCATAGAAGAATGTTTCGCCCGGCCTTTCGATCGCCCCACGCAGCAATTCGATGCACGACAGGTAGCTCTTTCCGAAACGCCTACCCGCTACTAGCACCCGGAAACGCTTGCGACTGCGGAATACTTCGCCCTGCGCATATCGAAGATTGAGGGTTCCAGCAGCCGTGGCTGTCATTTGTATTTTTGGGGGTACCTTCTAGGGTAGTACAGGAATTGCAACCCTACCCCCCTGTACTACAGAAGAAAGAATTGCGGATATATCAGTAGGTTCCCCGCACCCCCGTACAGGCGTACTATTTTCGCAACACTCCCCCCTATTGAGAATAGTACGGGTGTACTCCCAAGAGATTTACAAAATACTTGGGAGTATTTGTGTACTAACGTACAACCGTACTACTCCGCCTAGCGGTTGTGGTCTGCCCAGAGACAGACAGCGCCAGCAGCGGCGAAGCCACAAGCGATCGGCAGAAATGCGGTGGAGGCAGCGCCAACGAAGCAGATACAAGCGGTGGTCTTAAGCATTGGGAAGTTGTCCCGGTTCGTTACCCTGTAACAATACAGCCGCAGCGGGCAGAGGTCAAGCGATCCGGCCGGCTTGCTAATTGGCTGCGCTGCGCTTGTCGTCGATGGTTATCGAGAGTTGCGGAGCGGCCGCGGCCTGAGCCTCCAGAGAAACCTCACCGACCACAGCGCCAAGGTCACGCAACAGCAACTGAGCGGTGCCGAACTGCTTGGCCCGGATAGCGCCTTCAATACAACGGAGCCTCATCTGCTGGATTCGTGAAACCGTTTTGTCCTTATCTTCCTGCCAGTCGGACTCGTTCCACTCTTTGACAGTGGCATAGTCGCGCCAAGCGGTACTTACGCTGATGCCTTCACGTGTGGCGTGTTCATAGACCAAAGCGCGAGCACTCTGGCCGCTCAGCTGCTTGAGGTACAACCTCCGCTGTCGCTCTTCAATCCAAGCGTCAGGGTTCCGCTTCCCATAAGGTCGGGCCTTCTTTACTTCTTGCCCTTCCGAATCGCTCACGGTTCCAGTCACTAACTGTGTGCACCTATGTTAATCTGCCACGCCATAAAAAGAGCCCAGCCGCAAGGCCAGGCCACCAGGTCAGCAGTTGCGCCAGTCAGTAGAGCAGGTCAGCCAGCCCGAGTGCTTCCCACGGTTTCCGGGCGTCAGGCTTTAGGCCAACGTCTACGCCGTAGAACTTGCTATGGGTTCCAAGCCAGCCGCACACTCTGCGGACCTCGGCGGCGAACTCTTCTGGCGTGTCGCATGTGGTCGTTGTGCAGTCTCCCTCGGCGTAGCTGAACAGCACCAGGGCAGCCGGTGAAGCCCAATTGCCGTAGTAGGAAGCGTCCTCCTGGCTGTCGATCTGTGCGAAGCCCTTGGGACATAGGAGGTTGTCGTACAAGTAGCGGTCAGCGTCGCTGTACTCACGGGTACGAGTGATGGTCATAATCTGGCCCCCAGTTCGGGGTGGGTTGCTTCGCCTTACATACTAAGCACAGCACCGGCCAGCTGTCAAACGTTGCGCGGTGGTGTAGAGTGTAAGAGTTCAACCGCCCTAACTTGAGGCGACACTATGGGAACACCGAATCAGGCCGTAACGGTCACACTCGCACCAGAGCACTGGTTGCGGATAGAGCAGGCGCTATGGGCGGCAGAGTCCCAGCTCCATCGCACCGGAAATAGCAAGCACGGCTGGCGCTATCACCACACCCGCCAGTTAATCCAGCACGTCACCAAAGCATGGGACAGGCCCGATGGCCTAGAGGTTCCCTACGCATGGGAGGTCAACCAGTGAGCTCCACATTCAGCACCAGCGAGCCAGCGCTCACCCGTACCAAAGCCCGCAAACAAGCGGCCAAGGATTCCCGCAAGGAAGAACGGGACCGCATCCGAGACCAGAAGCGCCAGCTGCGAGACCTCCGGTATATCGCAGAAAAGCAGACAATCCCAGCCGACTTGGCCGCCGACTTCTGGCAACAGTTGATCGAGCTCCAGCACGAGCACGGCAAAGAAGGAACCACCGAGTTTTGGTGGGCACTAGTTCCGAAATGGGAGCAAGTCCAGCTAAGCCGCGGCGGTGGCCTCTGCCCCGATGACCTCAAACCAGCTAACGCCCCACGCTTGACCGAAACACATAAGCGGGTGGCCGCTGCCCTTGAGCGCGCCAGCCACAACAGCCGCACGGTTGACGCTGCCCAAGTGCTCCAAGCCTGGGCCATGGAAGACGGCACCCTTTGAGCTTTTCCACAGTTTCCACATTTCCACAACCCCACAAAAACCGCGCACAATCATGGGCCTCTCCTATTTCGCTGAACAGTTTGCGCCAGACCTCTTGCCGCTTGTGCCCCAGCTAGAAGCTCGGGACGCGGTTCTGGCTGGGTATGGTGGCGGGCCACAGAAGCCCGACGACGAAGACCAGTTGCCCCACTTAGACGTGCTGGTAGAGCATCCCTGGCAAGAGGAACAATGGGTCACCATCTACAGCGCCGATTGCTGCCGCTGGTGGGATGCTGGCGACCTCTACCAGTGCACGCTCCAGCAGTTTCTAGCCTATCTAGATCAACTGCCTAAGCCGCTGCATACCTTTGGCCGCTGGATTGAAGAGGCTTAAGCTCCAGCCCTGCCCTTGTGGTGGGGCTTCTCAATCCTTCCGGGTGAGATTCTTGCGTCTCACCCTGATACTCTCCCGTACGGTGCCATCGGGTTCCTTGTCGCCTAGGAGGACCGCCAAGCCATAGAGGCCGATGAGGACGCCAGCGAGAATCAGCATTGCTCCAGCCATCGCTATGAATGGCGGTTTTACTGTTTGAGGCTAGGCAGTATGAATGGCGATTTCTGGGATTTCTAGGCTTTCAAAATATGAATGGCAACGATCCAGGTAAATCTTTTCGGCTTCTTTCACTTCGTCGTAGTCCATCATCTCTACGTCCGCTTTTCCGCTTTGGCGGGCGAGAACGATTGCTGCTCC